ACCCTATCTTGCGAGATAGCGGTTCTCTCCCACCTCCCGAATGGGGGTGGGCTGCAGATGTATATCTGTGGTTTGCCTCCACTCTGGGAGGTGTTTATCTAGTAATGCGTGGGCTTCCTCTGATGGAATCACCGGATCATACGAGCGAATAGCTTCTATCGCTGCAGAGAATCTTCTGTATCGTAGATGCCATGTTACTCGAGATCGTAGTGATTTAGGATACCCTCGCTCTTTCAGTTCCTGGTCACTAAACTTGATGGGAGATCGCTTGTCTAAAGACACTTTCTGTCGCATGCGACAGAGAGCATTCTTAAGCGTCTTCCTCTCCTTTAGATCAACTGGGTTGGGTATAACTCGGTGGTGATGAGCGTCGATTCTGTCTTCTTCAGACCTTAATTTGATCATTAAGGTGGAGAGACGAATTCCGCTTCCAGTAGAGCCGATCATCATAGCTTCGTGATGAACGGCGCTGGCGCGAGACGACTTAGTTTTTGTGCAGAGAGTCAATCTCTCTCCCAGCACAAACGCTTTGAACGTTCTCGCGTCAGCGACCACTCTACCTCCGCCGCCCTGAGATATTCTACCAGGTTGATTCCCTAGTGCTTGGCGATAGCTAGTCCGTTGTGCACGTTTGTACAGCTGACGACATGCCTTTGCTCTCTTGAGGCTATCGACGACTAAGAGTCCTTTGTCTCCGTCTATTGCGCGAGAACCTACTGCTTCTCCAATTCTTACACAAGTTTTGGCATGAGCCGTAGTTCCTTTTCGAACAACGAACCGTTCACAAAAGACCCCATAGTCCCGATTGCAGAAAGATTTGGTTGGATTAGACTTCAACCTAAATTTCTCTAAGAGCAAATTATATTGCTTAATCACTTCGGGTGACCAGAAACCAATAAGATCATCGCCGCATACTTTAAACGAATCCTCTGTTGCTCCTGCTGCCTTCGCGCAGAAGGCGTTGATGAAGGAGAGAGCTGTCCATCCAGGTCCGAGACCCATGAGTGCTCCGCACACGACCTTGTACGCTACTGCATTATGCTCTAGAGTATAGTTTGTGATCACGGAGTCAATGGCGCTTCGAGCCCAAGATGGCATATCTATTCCATTATCAACGATCGTGTGTAAGACCGATCGGCACAGAGCAATGGATATCGGATCTGTAGATTTTGTTAAGTCCGCGGAGTAGAGTAGGGCCTGAGGATCATTATTCTCTAGCACTACTTCTTCGTTTCTTAACATTGTTCTGCTGAATCCGATACGTTTAAGGTATGGAAGTAGAAGACAAGATAAGTTACGTGCAATCCATATGGTGCTGCAAGTGTGTAGGGTAGCTACTCTCACCTTCCCATCGGGTTGCTCAATAGGACAGATTTTGCAAAATGTCTGACGACGCACGTCCTTCAGTGCTTTCTCAAATGCCGTACCCGGCGCGCAAACCATAGGCGCATGGGGTAAGTCTTTGACGTACTGAGGATTATTGTCGGAGTAATAAGCCATGAAGATTTTCTTCACGGTTTGGCTCCCTATTGTAGCATCTTTTTGGTCTAAGTGAAGTAGCAGACCTCTGTCCCGCATCTTTTGGACGGCGTACTCAGTACGCGCTTTGGAATGGATGAGCCACTCATCAGTGAGGCCCATTCGTCCATATCGTTCATAAGATTCGAGCAGAGCTCCGCCCTTTGCAGCGGATCGCTCGTAACACGACTTATGCTGCGGGAGACTTAACGTGACCGGGGACGTCCTCTTCACCTCCAGTACTTTTGTTTTTACAAAGTGCCGGAGGCGTCGTAGTAGCCTCCTCGAGACCGGTAATTCCGCCGTAGTAATTCGTTGTATTGCGTCTTCTACTTCGCCCTGGACGACTTCACGAGACTGCTTCGCAATAAGCGCGCGAGATAGAGTGCTAGCTAGGAACAAGTGGAATCTGCGTTTACCTCTGGTAAAACGAATTTTCTTAGTTCCCAAGATAGCGTCTTCTCTTGCACTCGTGCTGAACTCCTTACCGGCTCGATACACTCCGAGATGGAAGAATTTCCTTAACCACCTAACCTTTTGCGATATTATTCGCTTATTGTTCGGTGACCATGGATCCTTCTTTATCTCTCCGTATACGAGTTCGAGAGCGAGTTCGATTGCGTCCCAGTTCTTGATGATGTCGTTCCAGTTTCGGCGATGATTACTAGATAAATCTTTGGCGGCCTCCTTGTTATGAGGAAACCCGTCAACAAGCTTCGTTCTGCCACCCTTAGGTGATAGAACTTTGCAAAGGATGAGGAGATCATACGGACTGCGCAAGCGCAGTGCAGTACGTACCTCAGCCTTGGTTGGAGCTTGAATAGGTGGAATCTTCTTCGGGAGTTCCGCCGGAGGGGTGTTAACAATAAGTGGTACTTGCATTGGAGTCTGCTGTGGCGAAGTTCTGCAAAAGAACCGTCGCCACAGCTTCTTCAAGAATGCTATTACCATCGT